TACTCTTCGTAAAGGTAGGGTTCGCTTATATGGCGTCAATACTCCAGAAAGCAGAACTTCAAATATAGAAGAAAAAAAACAAGGCTTAGCGGCAAAAGAGTTTACCGATCAATGGATTACAAAAGCAGAACATTGGATAAAAATAGAAACTATTTTAGATAAAAATGAAAAATATGGCAGAATCTTAGCTCGTGTTTGGGACAATAATGGAAACTGTTTAAATACAGACATAGTTGCCGCAGGACTTGCAAGAGAATACTATGGGGTTGGCGACAAAACTTGGACCGAATTTAAGAAAGCTTAATATCAAATGCTTGTCAGCGAGTTAGATATTCCTTTTGTTAAAAATACATATACCAGATTTGAGCAAAGAGAAGAAACATTTTCTTTACGAGAGCAAACTTGGATAGGTAAAAATAATATAGGTTACGTACTCTTTAGACATGAAGATATTAATAATATATTAAAAGATAGTCGCTGGCATACAGCTATAGGATTGCTTGCTGAGCTAAATAACAATCTTCCTGTAGAATTTAAACAGAGAAGAAAAAAGGGTTTAATGGCCCTTAATGGTGAAGCTCATTCTAGATTAAAAAAATTAGTAATGCCAGCTTTTACAGCTAAGCACTCTGATAACCTTAGACCTTTTATGGTTTCATTAATGAGTGAATTAATTGACTCATTAGACGGTAAAAGTACAGTAGATCTACAAAAAGATATCTTTAATTATTATCCAATACCAATTTTGTGTAAGTTATTTGGTATACCAGACGCTGATTGGAAGATGTTTAGCGATTGGTCTCATCTAATGTTTAATATCTTTAATCTAAATGGAGAAATTAATCATGATAAAGTCTCTGTCGCACAAAAAGAATTTGATGAATATACTTCTAATTTAATTAATGAGAAAAGAAAAAATCTAACAGATGATCTTTTATCTAGTTTAATTATTTCAGAAGAAAACGGAGACAAATTGTCTACCGAAGAACTAACAATGTTGATTGAAATCATCATTGCTAGTGGAATAGACACAACTCGTTGTCAGTTAGGTCTTTCTTCTAAAACTATTTTAGAAAATAATTTAGAAAAAAATAATATTAAAGAATCTTTAGATGATGTAATCAGACATGATTCCGTTTTAAGAGGCACAGTTAGAATAGCTTCAGAGGATATTGTTTATAATAATGTTTTATTTCCTAAGGGAACCTTAGTATATTTAAATGTTGTTTCAGGAAACTTTGATCCAAAAGTTTTTTTTGAACCAAATTTAATTATAGAAAAAAGAAGCGATATAGCTAAAACACTTTCTTTTGGTTCCGGCTTACACTATTGCCTAGGTCACGCTTTGGCAAAAGCAGAAATAGAAGAGGGTTTAAAGGTGTTATTTGGTAGATTAGCTGGTAGAATAACCTCATGGGAAGCAGTAAGCCTTCCTGTTACTTCAGTAATCAACGGATTAGAATCATTAAAGGTTGAATTAAATGCAAACATTTCTACCATATCCTGACTTTATACAATCAGTTAAAGTGTTAGATTATCGTCGGCTAGGAAAGCAAAGAGTAGAAACCTTTCAAGTCCTTAATATTCTTTTAGATAGAACACCTACTAAAGGTTGGCGCAATCATCCAGTTACCCGAATGTGGACAGGTCACGAAGAAGCCTTAAAGCTCTATCAAAATTTTACCATTTTAGAATGGATAGATAGAGGTTATAAAAACACAATGAAGTTTGAAACCGTTGATCATTCCAGTATAATTTATCCAACCTGGTTTGGTGACGATAGTTTTCATAAGTCGCATAGATCCAATCTGCTTAGAAAAGATTATGAATATTACTCTCAATACTTTGACGAACCAGCAGATCTAGAGTATCATTGGCCAGTATGAGTATTGCAGTTTATCTAGCTGGAGCTATGGATTATGTTGGTGACTACGCAAAAGGTTGGCGTAAGTCTGCAACGGAAGCTTTAGAGTTTTTGGGCTATAAAGTTTACGATCCAACCTCCATACCCGAAGACCCAAATATGTCACCAGATGAAATCGCACAAAAAAATCTTTTTATGCAGAAGAAATCAGACATTATGCTGGTAGAATACATGCTAGAAGATAGAGCGTATATAGGAACCGATTTTGAAATGGCTTGGGCCAAACTTCATTATCAGCCAACTGTAGTAATGTGCTCTAATCAAAATAAAGATCGACCATATATGAAATATATGGCCACAAAGCTTGCAGATAACCTGCAAGATGCTATAGAATATATAGCAGTCCATTATCCAACTAATTAACAAAAGGAATAAAAAATGTCAGAGAACAAGTTTAAGTACTTTACTGTCACCACAACCACATTGGTTAAGGCTAACAGTAAGACCGATGCCCAGAAGCTTGCAATGGGTCGCCGTGGTGTCACCGGTGAAGTAATGTTCAAGGATGTTGAAATTGAGCGAATCTCTGCTGTAGAGGCTCGCGAGCAAATCATCGCCTAATTGTAGTATTGTCCTGTGAAGGGGGGTCCTTAATTGGTCCCCCCTTCATTTTATAGAAAGATAAGCATATGATTTATGCACAAATGGTAGGAAGAAATGAATCTTCCAGATTTTTAGAATCAGTTCTAGAAAGACTATCTACTCAGGTAGATAAAATTATTTTTACTGACGACTGTTCAACAGATAATACTCCAGAAATAGCTGCAAAGTATGCAGAGGTTTTTAGCACGCCAGAGCCAATGTTTACCACTCACGAGGGTCGACTTAGAGCTTTTGCCTGGGGAAATCTAGAGAACTTTGCAAAGCCTGGTGACTGGGTTTTAGCTATAGACTGTGACGAAAAGTTGTATCATGTTGACGACTTGGAGATCAAATCAGTTTTAGCTAAGTCTGAATTTGATGTTGTTAACATCCGTTTTTATCACATGTGGAATGAAACCCATTATCGAGTTGATAAGTTATGGGCACCAAATAATTCATCTAGAATGTTTAGATTTCAAGAGGGCGCAGGCTTTCAAAACAAAGCCCTTGCCTGTGGATCTGAGCCAACATATGTTCCAAAGTGGATCCAGCAAAGAAATTACTGGAGAGATTCAGGACTAGTTATGCAGCACCTGGGATATACTCACGACGAAGACAAGCAATCTAAGTATGAAAGATACTCCACTCTAGACGGTGGACAGTTTCATGCTTTAAATCATATTAATTCTATTATAGATCCTAATCCAGTATTAATTCAATGGGGAAACTTTGGTATTTGAAATGAAAGACAATAGCCTAATACTAGATCCAGTCAAGTCAATTATAGATTTAACCTACAGACTTGAACAGAAGAAGAAGTTTGCCTATGTGAACATATCTCGTTCTGCGCTAAACCTAATGTTACATAATAGCGACAAGAAGCCCCCTAAGTACTTCGTTAAGTCCTTAACAAAGTGCATGGCAATTCAAGATCCGAACTTTCTAAAAGCAGTTCCTCTTGAATTTCTTGAGGAAATTGAGTCTGGTAAACTATCGGAGTTTGGCCTACAAAAAGATGGCAATTACTATGATGCTGGAATGTTTGAGCATTTTTTTGCAAACAAAAAAGAAGTAGTAGATATATTTATTAATCATTACATTAGGGAGTCAAAGAATGTCGTTTTATCTTTTCATGATAAAAAAACTGTTCAAAAAGTTTTTGGGCAGAACCAATATGTAGTTTCTGTTCCATACAATAACTACTACGATAAGCTTGATCCAATTGCTGCTCAACTTTCAGAGTTTGAAGGTGGAGTAGATAGCTGTATTCTAGATTGCCCAATGCTTGCAACGGCAATAGCTCCAAAGTTATGGGAAAATTTAGATATGTCTATTCTTGATTTTGGAAAAATAATTAGTTCAGTTAGATTTCAAGCACTGCAGAACGCAGAAAAAGAAAAAACAGAAGCAGATAACAAAAAGAAGTTTTACAAAAAGCGTAATGAAAAAAGATAATTGGGACGAAGAAGTAGACAACACAGAATACATGGTTGATCTACTATTTGATACCTCATTAAGCTTAAGTGAAATATCTAAAGAGGTTGGATGGCCTTTAGCTAAGGTAAATCAAAAGATTAATCAACTTGGTTTATCTTGGCTAAAGAACTCCAGAAAGAAAATGTCAAGAGGCCAGACTGCACTGACTGCTATTATGCAAAAACTTCTCCCTAGTGAAAAGATTATTAATGAATATGTTCTAGGGGATAAACTTAGATTAGACGTTTACTGTCCGTCGTATCAAGTAGGTGCAGAGTACCATGGTAGACAGCATTTTTTTTATACTGCAAAGTTTTTTGATTCTAAATATGACTTTGAAGAAGCGCAAAAAAGAGATCAAAAAAAGATAGAACTTTGCAAAGAAATGGGTATAGCCTTGATAATCTTTCGCTACAATGACATGCTTACGGAACAAGCTGTTTATGATAGACTATTAGATGCTATAAGAAACTCTCCTTTAAAAAAAGAAGAGAAGCAAAAGAATTCTTTTTATAGCAGTAAGGCTTACTTAGACTCTAAGAAGCGTCGTTCTGAACTTAGAAAAAAAGCATACAGAGAATTAAAGCAGCAGAGAAAAAACAATAATGGAAAAACCTGAAGATAATCAAGATATTCCAATCGAGTATCAAGTATTTGCCCTTTCTCTAAGACAAGAGGGGGCTATTACTCATTTTGCAGAGAACTTGCCAGAAGATATCGTTGGCATTAACCACGGGCAAAAGGGTATACATGAATTTTACTTAGCTCTTTTGGCCTATAGAACTGCAACTCAACTAGAGATAGTGGACCCGGTAGGTTTTAAAGACTGGTTAGGCTCAGAAACAGATATAAGAGAAGCTCTTGGCGGAACAGCCGGAGTAGATATCATGATGGATGTTTTACTTTCTCTAGATCTTTCCACTGTAGATTCTGTAGTTCAACTTATTAAGCATAAGGCAAACAAAAAGAAACAGATTGACTATCTTCATGAATTGCAAGTAATTCTAAATCAAAAAGGTGTTAAGTCAGATAAAGATTTAGCTAGAATATCTTTAATTACATCAGAGATAAGAGAGTTAGAAAATCAGTTAAACTATGATCCACTGGAAAAGTTAACTACAGCTATCGATATTTCCAATAGAGCAGAATCTCTGTTAGATATTCCAAGTTTTGTTCCAACGCAGTTTAAATCCTTAAATAGAGCTATGGGTTATACTGATGATGGAGGCTTTTACAAAGGCGCTGTACATGCTGTCATAGCCCCATCTGGAAAAGGTAAGAGTACATTTGCAAAGTGCCTAGCTAATAACTGGGTAGAAAATGGGCATACTGTTCTTTACGTTAACTTTGAAGAAGCTGTTGGTCACTGGGAAAGAATTCTCATGACACAGATCATAGGAAAGAACGTTTATGCAGAAGCGGAAAGATGGACGCCAAGCGAACGAGAAAAGTATCTTGGAATATTTAGGGAAAAGCTAGCTAAGTGGGGTAACCGCTTAATGGTTAGACACGATCCAGAAACTCCTTACTTTGAAGATCTTGAAAGATGGCTAAGAGATATTATTGACTATGCTGAAACCCCTGAGATTGTTATCATAGATACCATACAATCAATGTTCACTAAAGGTGGCAAGGGTAAGCCTAGATGGGGTGAGTTTGAAGAGATGATGGTAAAGCTAGAAAAGCTAGCTAGAGATATGAATTGCGTTTTGATTATTACAGCTCAGGAAAACTCAAATAGAATGAAAGAAAAGAGAGAAGTCGTCCAACAATCGGATACTGGTGGATCTCTTGCAATTCAACAAAAGTGCGCCGTAACAATTTTCATTACTGAAAAGAAACTAATAAGTGGAGATGACTCAGAAGATGAAAATATTATGCAGCTGCAAATACCAAAGAACAGAATTACTGGATCTAGCTTTGTTTACAATCCACCACTTGTAAAGTATGTTGATTCAAGAAAAGCTTATGAAGAATATGAACCAGTTAATCAGGAAGATTATGATGACACTAGTTCACTCTTAGACGATCTATTAGATGATGAGGATTTTGACATATGAAAGAACTAACAATAGAAGCAATTAAAGACTATCAAACTTGCGCATTGCTGTACAGTTATAGGCATGAAGAGAATTTGGTTGAGACAATTCACTCAAGAGAGTTATTTAGTACAAAATTTGAAAACACTTTAAAGAGTGTTATAAATTATTTCTTTTACAAAAAACAAGGTGGATTTACCCCTTCTTACTCTTCTCTTTTAAATAGATGGGAAAAGTTATGGTTTGCAAAAGATGCTACTGCTTATGACATCATTCATGAACAGCATGAAAGTTTTTACGGCAACACAGCGAGCCTAACATCAAAAGCCGCTTCTGCTCTTCTAGATTTTTATAATGAATTTTCAGAAGACGATTCTATTCCAATGGCAATAGACCAACAGTTTTATGTTCCTGTTGGAAATTCAGTTAAAATTAAATCTCATTTTGATTTAATATTATATAAAAACGGAGAATATTTTATATACAAATGGGTATTTAATTTTAGAACATCGCATACGTCTTTGTATCAGATAGACTTTTCTGTTTTAAATGAAGCGTTTGGTCATAAGTTCCCGCACAAAACATCAAAAGCTCATTTTGGTTATTATGATATCTTAGCTTCTTCTCAAAAATTTGTAGAGTATGAAGTAAATGAAGAAGACTCAAAGGCTTTAAAGTATTGGTGTAGTACAATGGATGAAGACAAAAAGTTTGTACCTAGAAGAGGACTAACTTCATACTGCAAAAAGTGTCCGTTTGATAAACCTTGTTCTAAATGGAAAGATTGGGAGCTATCGTAATGCCTAAAGATTCAATACTTGATGAGATTTTAAATAAAGAAAAAGATTCAATATCCATTGTAGAAGAGAATAGTATCCTTCAACCAGTTATGGAAGAATTGGACAT